AAGCCACTGAAATAAAATACAATGGTAGAGGCAACGAGCATGTGGTTATACTAAAGGCCTGGTGATCCGCATAAATACTGTCATAGGATGGTATTATGGCAACTGAAACACTTGATCAAACATTAGAAACAAAAAAGCAAGAAGTATTTGATTACATCAAGTTACAATTAGGCGAAGGCATAATTGATACTGAACTTGATGCAAGTCATTATGAAAGTGCTTATCAAAGAGCTATTGGTGTCTATCGACAAAGGGCAGAAAATGCATTTGAAGAAAGTTATAATTTTCTCACTCTTAGAGAAGACACAAACATATACACATTGCCAAGCGAAATCATGACCGTTAGGCAGGTGTTTCGACGTACAATTGGATTTAGCAATGGCGGAGAAGGATCAGCATTTGAACCTTTTAGTTCGGCGGCACTAAACACCTATTTACTTAATGGCAATCAGATGGGTGGTCTTGCTACCTATGATTTTTATAGTCAGTATGTAGAACTAACTGCAAAAATGTTTGGTGGTTTTTTAAATTACAATTTCAATAGTGCAACAAAACAAATTACACTAATGCGTGACATAAAAGGTTCAGGAGAAACAGTTCTGCTTTGGTGCTATAATCTACGTCCTGAGGTACAACTATTAACTGACTTTTCTACATCACAGTGGATAAAAGACTACATGATTGGAAACTGTAAACTGATTATTGGAGAAGCTAGAGAAAAGTTTGCTACTATTGCAGGCCCGCAAGGTGGTACTGCTTTGAACGGTGCACAGATGAAAGCAGAAGGTTCTGCTATTATGGATGCCAAGATTGAAGAACTTAAAAACTATGTTGATGGATCGCAACCACTTACTTGGGTAATTGGCTAATGCGTGTTGAGGAGTTTGTTTCCAAACCTGAGATTGTCAATGAGCACGAAATGGTGTTCTCACGAAAAGGCAACAAGCTCAAAACCAAATGGCGTTGTACCAGTGGTGCAAGACGTGGACGGGTTGTTGGCAATGCCAAAGATTGCGATGCACCAATAGATCAAAAGCGCCGAGCACAAATGAAAGTGACTCGTAAAACCAAAAGCAAACAGGCTGCTCGCAAAGCCAAAAAAACAAAACGTGTAAATCCAGCAAGTAAACTGTTAGGTATGCTTAATAAAATACGTAAGCAAACAGTATCATCAGGTGGAAAAGTACAAAAAGCATACAAACCGCCAAAAACGAGTCTTAAAGGCACAGTAGGTACAAAGAAAACAGTAAAACCAAGAAAATAGGTTGACATAGTTTCATTCACTGTTATAATGATAGTATGGATATTATGATTGATATAGAAACTGTAGGTACAGGTCCAGATGCTTGTATTCTTACAATAGCCGCACAAACCTTTGATCCTTTCAGTATAGGTTACCATAAACAAGATTACTATGCAAGAGTTGATGTTGACAGTCAACCTGACAGAGAAGTTGATGATGCCACAGTAGAATGGTGGGCAACTCAGCCACAAGAAGCACAAAATGAAGCATTCTCAGAAGAAGGTAGAATACCACTAAAACAGGCATTAGAAGAACTAAGCAAGATATGTTTTCACTGCAATCTCACATGGGCAAATGGTACAACATTTGATATGGTTATACTAGAAAACGCAATGAAACAATTAGGCTTGCCTATACCGTGGCAATTTTGGAATGTCAGAGATGCACGAACTGTATATAGTTTGTACCCAGATTTGCCGAAGCCACGTGCAAGTCATCATGCACTCGAAGATTGTAGAAGACAAATAGATTTGCTACAACAAACAATAAAACATCTAAAAGTTACTGGACTTAAATGATAATAGGAATATGCGGATTAATTGGTTCTGGCAAAGGAACAGTTGCTGATATACTGGTAGAGCAAGGATACAAAAAAATTAGTTTTGCTGATAAACTAAAAGATGGTGTAGCCACTATCTTTGGCTGGGATAGAGCAATGCTGGAAGGCGATACCGAAGAAAGTCGTCAGTGGCGTGAACAAGCAGACGAATTTTGGACTGCTGAAACAGGCAGAACAATTACACCTCGTATAGTGCTACAAGAATTTGGTACTGAATGTATGCGAGACGGGTTTTACAATGGCGTATGGGTAAGTCTTTTAAAAAAATATTTGATAGACCATCCAGGAGATTATATAGTGCCTGATGTGCGTTTTCGTAACGAGCAAAATATGATACGCAAACTTGGCGGCAAAATTTGGCAAGTAAAAAGAGGCAAAGATCCTGAGTGGTTTGCCAGAGCTATTTTTGATAATAATAATCCTAAAACAAGCAATCTAATGAGTGGTATTGATGTACACGAAAGTGAGTACAAATGGATTGATGTGAATACTAGATTTGATACTATCTTACACAATGATAGTACCGTAGATGATTTAAAAAGTCTAGTCCTCGACCAAATCTCCAATACGCCAAGGTAGTTCTAGTTTTGTAATCTCAACACTACAGTTTAAACAGACATTCCTTAGATTTGTTAAGTCACAGTTATTCAAATCTCCATCCATATGAAATACCAAAATCTGTGCTCCGCTTTTTGCATAGAAGCCACATCTATCGCAATTTGTTTTTTTCTTAAAACCATTTCTCATCCAACGAGGAGTTATTGGCTGAGCCTTTCTTTTTCGTCTAATACAACTGTCACATCTTGTGCGATAGTGCGTTTTGTTTTCTTTGATATAGTTAACTGCGACTAATCGACGGTTACAAGCACTACAAATAGGTCTATTCATACGGGTATTTAGCAATGTAAACCTTTGCAAAGGGCAGTATATCAGGCAAGAAAATTGATATTCTTATAAATATCAGTAAGAAGATTTTAACACAGAGGAAGTGAAAACATGGCACTAACATCACCAGGCGTAGAAGTCACTATAATAGATGAAAGTAACTATCTACCAGCCGCAACGAATTCAGTCCCTTTTATTTTGATAGCAACTGCTCAAAATAAAGTAAGTGGAGCAGGCGTAGGAGTAGCTGCAGGAACAACCGCAGCAAATGCAAATAAACCATACTTGATTACATCACAAAGAGATTTATCAGCAACATTTGGTACTCCATTCTTTTATAGCACAGCCGCAGGAACAAGTATAAATGGCTACGAACTAAACGAATACGGTTTATTGGCTGCTTATTCAGCACTTGGTATCAGCAACAGAGCTTATGTACAAAGAGCAGACATTGATCTAAGTCAACTTACTGCTACTACAACAAGACCTACTGGCGATCCAGCAGATGGTGCATATTGGTTTGATACAGGTGTAAGTGCATATGGTGCTTTTGAATGGTCGTCAACTACAAATGTTTTTACAAACAAAGTGCCAACTGTAATAACAAATGTAGCAGATTTAGTCGGCGGTACATCAGCTGGTGTACCACTTGATTCAATTGGTAGTATCGGTGATTATGCAATAAACACAACAAATTCAAACAATCCATTGTACTTTAAGTCTCCAGGAAATAGTGCCGCTAGTGTTACTGCTAATTCATGGGTGCTTGTTGGAAGTGATAGTTGGAAAAATTCCTGGCCAACAGTAATTGGTACTGCTACTAATCCAACAATAACTGCTGGTAATAGCATGGTAATCAATGATACAACTATTACTGCATCAGGAACAACATTAACATCACTTGCAAGTGACATAAACACTGCTTCAATAACAGGTATATCTGCTATTGTAAGTTCTGATAACAAATTAGAAATATATGCAGACAGTACTGCAGCCAATGATGGTTCTACTGACGATGGCAATGGTATTGCAATGATAGACGATGGAAACAACTCAACATTGTTGACTGAAGTTGGAATTGCAACAAGTACTTCAAGAGGTGATAAGCCTTATTATGCACCAGTTGTGCATTTTGGACCAAACTACAGCAACCCGCAATGGCAGAGCTTTGACACAGAGCCTCATCCAACAGGTTCAATTTGGTTTAAAACAAACAATGTGAATCTTGGTGCAAACTATGTTATTAAAGAGTATGCAGCAGCAACAGACTCATTCACAACAATTAACAACCCAATTTATGCAAATGATCAGAGTGCATTAAAAGCATTAGATCCAGCAGGCGGTGGAACAAATATTGTAACAGGTTCTTTATATACACAGTATGACAGAGCTGAACAAGATATATTTGAGGCAAAGTTTTTTAGTCGTTACACTACAGGAGCAACTCTTGTTACTGGAACAACAACAACTCCGACATTTACCAATCTTGAAACATTTACAATTCAAGCAAGTGCTAAAAATAGTGATACTCTTACTACTGCGGTTACTGCAACATTAGGTGGAACAAGTGCAACCGACTTTGTTACTGCATTTACTGCCGCTGATGTAGCAAACACAACTGCAAGAGTGTTGTCCACAGGTGCAGTTCAAATTGAACACACCGAAGGTGGTGTAATTGTGCTTAAAGACATAAGTGGTACACCAGTTGCAGATGCAGGAATCAGCACATCGGTTACCACAGGTCAAGTTAGAACAGGTAGCGATAATAATGTAATCCTAAGTAACTGGATTCCATTAGGATTTGGACTTACACCAAGATATACTGCTAGTTCAACTGCACCAAGCATTGATCCAGCAGATGGAACATATTGGTATTACAGTGATACTAATCCAGTAGATATAATGATACAGGATGGTGGAACTTGGAAAGGCTATCAAAATGTTACTAGCGATGCTAGAGGTTTTGACCTAAGTACAACTTCACCAGCTGGTCCAATTATAAGTTCAACTGCTCCAACAAAACAAAGTGACGATACTGCATTGGTATATGGTGACTTATGGATTTCAACGGCTGATCTCGATAACTGGCCTTTAATTTATAGATGGCAAAGTGTTGATTCAGTTGATCAATGGGTATTAATTGATAACTCAGATCAAACTGGACAAAATGGTGTGCTTTTTGCAGATGCACGTTGGGCTGGAAATGGCACTACAGATCCTATAACAGATGATCTTCCAACAATTGAATCTCTACTAACCAGTAACTATGTAGATCTTGATAAACCAAATCCTACACTTTATCCAACTGGCATGTTGTTATACAACACAAGACGTAGTGGATTTAATGTTAAGAGCTTTCAAGTAGATTATTTTAATTCTTCGGACTTTCCATTTTCTACATATGGTGCATTACCAACTGTGAAAGACGCTTGGGTAACAGCAAGTGGCTTACAATCAAATGGTGCTATGTTTGCAGGTAGAAAAGCAGTGAGAGCACTTGTTGTACAAGCATTAAAAGCAAGTGTTGATGGCGCACAAGAATTACGTGAAGAGCAAAAGATCTTTAATCTATTATGTGCTCCAAACTATGAAGAATTAGCAAACAACCTTGTAGCACTAAACAATGAGCGTAACAATACTGGATTTGTTCTAAGTGATACACCTATGCGTTTAGAAGACACAGGAACTGCTATCACTAATTGGGCAACAAATGCCAATGGTGATGGACTGACTACTGCTGATCCATATTTTGGTGTGTTTTATCCAAGTTGTCAAACTACAGACTTATCTGGACAAACAGTTGTTGCACCAGCAACACACATGATACTGAGAACTGTGATACGTTCAGACGATGTAGCATTTCCTTGGTTAGCACCTGCAGGTACACGACGTGGTACTGTTGATAATGCAAGTCAAATTGGATATGTAAATGCTCAAACAGGTGAGTTTGTTCAAACTGCGGTAAGACAAGGTTTGAGAGATACACTATATGAAAACAGTATAAATCCAATTACTTTTATTCCTGGATCAGGTATACTTAACTATGGTAACAAAACAACATTTACTGGTAGTTCACTTGATAGAATAAACGTTGCAAGACTTGTAGCATTTATCAGAGGTAGACTAGAAACAATTGGTAAGAACTTTGTTTTTGAGCCAAACGATACCACCACAAGAGATGAAATCAAAAATGCAATTGAGAGCTTGATGATTGATTTAGTAGCAAAACGTGGTATATATGACTATTTGGTAGTTTGTGATACTTCAAACAATACACCAGCTAGAATAGACGCCAACGAATTATATGTTGATGTTGCTATCGAGCCAGTTAAAGCAGTTGAATTTATCTTCATACCTGTAAGAATTAAGAACACAGGCGAAATTGCAGCTGGTAACGTAGCAAGCTCGGCTGCGGTAACGTAAGAACAAGAAAAAATACAAAATGGAGCTTCGGCTCCATTTTTTTGTGGTCAAAAATAGATAAATAAAATTATAATAAGGAGAATTATAAAATGGCCGTATCATCGCTAACAAGAATGACAGTACCATTGGCGTCAGACCAATCCAGTCCAACTCAAGGACTGTTAATGCCAAAACTAAAATATCGCTACCGGGTGGTATTTGAAAACATGGGAGTGTCTACACCTAGAACAGAACTTACCAAACAGGTAATGACTTTTACTAGACCTACTATAAACTTTGAAGAAATTGAAGTACCAATTTACAACAGTAGAATTTATCTTGCTGGACGTCAAACATGGGACGCTGTATCAGCAACATTCAGAGATGATGCTGGTGGAAATGTTAGTAGATTAGTTGGTGAGCAAATTCAAAAGCAAATGGATACACTAGAACAAGCAAGTGCAAGTTCAGGTATTGACTATAAGTTTGTTACACGTTGTGAAGTACTAGATGGTGGTAACGGAACAAGCACACCTAACGTACTTGAAACATGGGAACTATATGGTTGCTTTTTAGTAAGTGCTAACTATGGTGACTTAGACTATGCATCAAACGATCCTGTAACAATTGAATGCTCATTACGTTATGACAACGCAGTACAGACACCACTTGGAACAGGAATTGGATCTACAGTAGGAA